AATACCAGTTCGGTAAGTTCGATTGACAACAGTTCGACCGGCGGAGTGACAGTCAACTATTCCCCGACGGTAAATGTCGCAAATGGCGGAGATGTACAGGATATTTTGGCTGCATTACGTCAGCACAAAGCGGAGTTTATAAGATGGATTGACGAGGCACAGCAAAACAGGCGACGCCTTGCATTTGCCGATTAACATGATAAAATAAAGAAAGAGATGGAAGAAAAGATACCAACTTTTGTAAACCGCGACCCCGACCTGATTATGTCAGAGATAAAGGCGCAAATGGAAGGAATGCTCGGCAGGCAGTTACAGCCCGCACAGGTCGAACAGCTTATTTTGCAGCTAATCGGTTATCGCGAAGTTTTGCTCCTGGAACGTTTTAATGCCGGTATGGCGCAAATGCTTTACCAGTTCAGTCATGCTCCGGTTTTGGATTATATCGCAGGCCTGGTGGCGGTCGAGCGGCTACCGGCTGCAAACGCCGGTTGTATTGTCCGTTTTATCCTCGTTCCGGGACATGGTTCTGTTGTTATCCCTGCAGCCACCCGTGTAGCAACGAGCGACAGCAAGGCAATTTTTGAGGTCGCAGACGACATCGTAATCCCTCCTTCAGTCAATTCCGTTGAAACCCTTGTAACCGCACAGGTTGCCGGAAAGGCCGCAAACGGGTATGATCCGGGGTTTGTAAACAAAATACTCGACCCATTGGCATTTGTGTCGTCCGTCACAAACATGACTGCAACCGGCGGCGGTTCCGATGAAGAAACCGACGACCAATTGCGCGAACGCATCAAACTTGCACCCACCCAGTATTCAACTGCTGGAAGCCGACAAAGCTACACATATCATGCCAAGTCGGCCAATCCGGCAATCATCGATGTTTCTGTCAGTTCACCTATTCCGGGAACGGTCTATATCGTTCCACTGCTCGCCGAAGGCACATACGCACAGGTTATAGCCGATATTCATGCTGCCTGCAGCGCTGAGACAGTGCGCCCGTTAACCGACACGGTGATCGTTTCCGAACCGACAGAAATTTATTACGACATCGAAGTCGAATTAACAGTGTATGAAGGCGCAAACGTTCAGGAAACGGAAAGCAGGGTATTGGACGCTTTGAAAGAATATGCCGAATCAAAATCACGCCGTCTCGGCCTGGATATTATCCGTTCGCATATCACACAGGTATGCAGGATACCGGACGTATACGACGTGCGGGTGGTTTCTCCATCGTGGACAGCAGGGAATATCATTGTCGAATACGACGAAGTGCCGCTCTGTAACAGCATCACAGTAACCACAACAGGCCAAAATTATGGATAAACGTGTATTGGCAAACAGTTTGGATAACTGCGAACTTGCAAAGGTTGCGCATGATGTAGTGGCGCATCGCTGGGATAATTGGGACTTGACCGACTTTATGGCCTATCTTGTGGATACATGTGTTTCAGAAGCCCTTCCCTATTTAGCCGAACAGTTTAACTGCGATGGTCTGCGCGGTTTTACAGTCGCCAACACAGAGGAGGAACAGCGCGAACTTATTAAAATGTCAATCCGGTTGCATAAATATATGGGCACGCCATGGGCTATCCGCGAGGCATGTCGCACGGTCGGACTTCCCGACATTGTGCTGACAGAGGGTATTGCATCCATCCCCCCCGATCCGGACACTGACTGGGCGCGTTTTAGCCTGCTTATTCAAACGCCCGACCTGCTAACGATTAACAGCGGCAGTTTTTCGCAACTGTACGCTTTTGTGAATCAATACAAACCCGAACGCTCCCACCTTGCCGCCTTCGGAATCAGCCTTCCGTTTGTCGAAACGGAAAGGCTGTTCCGGCCTGTTCTTCAGGAGCGTGAAGTGTTGGAAATCCAAATCATAGGCGAAGCAATGACTTACTTTGATGTAGTCGTTGATGATATTGAAGAATTTATGGTAGATGATAACGAAGAATGTTTAATAATTTAAAATATAGGAGAATAAAATTATGCCGGTAGCAGCAAACCCCGTATTATGGTCAAACGTCCCCGAAATCCCGAATGTGGACGGCGACGAATACATGACCCTGTTAAAAAAAGTATCCACTTCGCCCGACGTGACAGAGTGGCGCAGGTATAAGATAGGAGATTATTTTCAGGAAATCGAAACCAGGTTTAATCAATTACAGGCGTTATTAGCGCCGCCGGAATCAGGCGAAAAAACGCTTGTTTGTGTAACGCCGGGAATGTCCGTTGCGCCAAATTCATCAAATAAACTTGAATGGCACAGGGTGATGAATAGAGTGTTTGTACGGGCGGAGGTTGGTTTTACGAATCCGCCTGCAAATACCGCAGTAATTAGAATAACAGGGCTCCCGTATCCTCCCGCTATGGTAGCCCAGTGTATAGGGGTTTTAGGAAATACAGGGGCGCAGACAAATGTAAATATTTATCCCCCAAATAGCACTTACCCCGATGGGGCTATTGTTTTATTCAAATTCGATGTAGAAAATTTCACATCACCGCAGGTAGCAACGATAAATTTTAGCGGTTCATACGAAATTTAATTATTTGTAGCTATGATACTCAACGACAATATAAAAATAACAGGCCGCCTTCACATTGAAGTTATAAACCGTAAGGGTTTGATAACACAGGAATATGAATGGGACAACCTTATTACCAACGTCGGATACCTCGCTGCCGCGCAATCTATGGCCGGTGTATCAGGGGCGGCAATCAATACCGTGGCAATGGGAACAAACAGCGTTGCGCCGACATTAACCGATACGGCGATAACAAGTCCGTTTGTCATTCCCGTGAACGGCGTCGTATACCACCCAAACCTGACAGACGACCCGAAATGGGTGCAATTCAATTTCACGGTCGGATTTTTGCAGGCAGTCGGAATGAATATTTACGAATGGGGTCTTCTCACAGCAGACGGACGGCTATTCTCTCGGCTCACACGGTCGCTGATAGCCAAAACCAATGAAATGCAGTTAGTCGGACAATGGACAATTAACATGTAAGATATGTTGGCGCAACTGGGAGATATACAGTTTGAAGGCTTGAATACTCCGCGTTCATGGAGTGAGACGCATGCCGCGAAATTCAGCGAAATACCGCATATTGGCGCCAAGCCGTCCATGCAGTACACAGCCGAAGAACTTGTATCTATCGACCTGGAAATCAGTCTTTCGTATGATTTTTGCGACCCCGCCGAATCGCTCGACCTTCTGAAGAAGGCAAAAACGGCAGGTGAAGTGTTGCCGTTTATTTCCGGTACCGGTGTGATGGTCGGAAAATTTGTTATCATATCGCTTGACGTGAATGTAGAGCGCGCATCCGCAGAGGGTGAATTACGGTCGGTAGCGGTCAGTATTTCACTAAAAGAATACGTCCCACCGCCCGGAAGCGAAAAGGAGCAACCGAAAGGCGAAGCCATCAAAGGAATGGCTACGAAAGTAAAGGAACCCCCTGTTTCGCCTGTTTTGACTGATGCAAAGGCCATCACAAACGACCTGTCAGCAGCAAAGTCGAACGTCGAAAAGGCAAAATCCACACTTGAAGACGTCAGAAAATCAACAAAAAGCCTGAGCCGCGGAATCAGGGAAATCAAACAGACGGCGAATGCTGCAAAGGATTTATATGCAGAGGCTAAAATGAAAGTTGAAAAGACACAAAAGATAATTCAGCGCGCCTCGCAACTGCCGACATCACTCGACGAGGCAATTGCATACGCTGACAACCTGGCAAAGATTGACAGCCTGGCCAGCATAGCCACGCTCGAAATCCGAACAAACGAATTAGCATCAGCAGCCGATAAAGTCACCAAACGAGCCGCGCCGATAACGGCATTTGTAGCAACAAAAGAAAGTGGAAATTAATGGATAGCTTTAACTACACAACAATCGAAGGCGACCGGATTGATAATCTGGCACACCGTTTTTACGGCGGAATGTACGGTATTTCCATACTTTCCGAGGCAAATCCGTTTGTGCAGTTGGAAGCCACTTTTGCAACCGGTACAATCTTGATTATACCGATTATTGAGACAACACAGATCATTGATAATCAAAATTTACCGCCATGGAAAAAGTATGTGCAGTAGTTCCTGTCTATGAAGTCACGATAAACGGTACAAACGTGACGGATGATATAAGCGTTTACGTGTCGCAGGTCGAATATTCGGACAGAATCGAAGAAGAAAGCGACGAGGTAAGCATTATCTTGGATGACGTTGAAGGGTTATGGCAGTCAGACTGGTATCCTTCGCAGGGTGATACTTTAACCCTTAAAATGGGTTATCCAGGCAACATGCTGGATTGTGGAAACTTTGAAATCGACCAAATCGAACTGTCTGGCCTTCCAGATACGCTTACCGTCAAAGCCATCGCCGCAGCGATTACCGAAAGCATGAGAACCCGAAACAGCCGCGCATACGAAAAACAGACATTAAAAGATATTGCACAGTTTATTGCCGACAAGCACGGACTAAAACTGATGGGCGATACATCACGCCTGGCCAATATTGAGATAGGCCGAAAAACGCAGGACAACGAAAGCGACATATCCTTTCTGTCCGGAATTGCACGAAGGTACGGGATTATCTTTTCCGTCCGTGGCGACAAAATGATTTTTCTGAATCCCGAAGACCTGGAAAAAGAAGATGCAATTGCGGCATTTAATCGTTATCAAATATCAACATACAGTTTTAAGGATAAAACTTCGGACACCTACTGGGAGGCAACCGTATCGCAACGCGATATAAAGACAAACACAGTACAAAAATGGAGTGTGCAATCAAGCGGCGACCCGACAAAGCAGGACACTATCGTTGTCGGCGGACGTGTCGAAAATGCAAATCAGGCCGAAGCGGTAACAGAGGGCGCAATCCGTGAAATGAACAAAGACAAATTAACCGGAAGTTTTTCGACCGAAGGCAATCCGCTTCTGGTTGCCGGGGCAAATGTTGACATGGAGGGATTTGGGGCTTTTTCCGGGAAATGGACAATCCGGGAAAGTACGCACCGTATTTCGGTTGATACCGGCTACACAACAGAAGTATCCATCCGTAAAGGCCCGTATAAAAAAACCTTTGAAAAGGTGACGACAGGACGAAACGAAAGCGGACAGGTGAACTGGGCAAAAAAAATAGGACTGCAATAAATGATTAATAATTAATGATATGAAAAAAGAAGTGTACAACCGTCTTTTAGAAGAAAAAAGAGAATTAAACGAAAAAGCCGTAAAACTCCAGTGTTTTATAGAGCGAGGCGATTTTGACACACTGTCCGAAGCAAACAAAGTCGAACTCAACGAACTGCAGGAAAATAAACTTTAAACATGTTAAGATTAGGCGTTCTTTCTGAATTAGGTAGCGGTGAACATCTCGGATACGTCCGTGTTTCATTTGACGAAGTCGATATGGTTTCGGCATGGTTGCCATTGCCTTCCACGGCGACGAAAACAGCAAAAGACTGGCGACCGATCGAAGTAGGCAGTCAGGTTGCGTGTCTGATGGACAGCGAATGCGAACAGGGTGTTGTAGTAGCCGTTTTGTGGAGCGACGCCGATGTTCCGCCTGACTGGGCAAACGATCAAACAGTCGGCATACAGTTTGCAGACGGCGCAAAACTGTATTACGATTGCGATGCACATAAAGCCATTTTTGAGGCCCCCGACACGTCATTGGAGGCAAAGATAAAAGAGGCGGAAATTGAGGCATCCGAAAAAGTGAAACTCAAATGCGACACACTGGAATTAACGGGGGATTTAAAAGTGACGGGTGACGCTGATATTACCGGCGATGTAAGCGTAACCGGAGCAATCGACGCGACAAACAATATCAAATCAATGGCTGCAGTAGAAGGCCTGACAGTCACAGCAACGGCAACACAAACAGGATTAGGTACCCATATACACGTGTCCGCCGCGCCGGGCTCCCCCACCTCTCCGCCAACACCCGGAACATAAATTCAATGAATCCATTAATCACAACTCATAATTGAATCAATATGATAGAGCAAAATACGCTAAATTGGCAAATCAACCTGAGCAATCCTGCTGATACTGTGCGTGATATAGACGATATAGCGCAATGTATATATGTCATACTCACTACAATTAAAGGCAGCGATCCGTTACGTCCGACATTTGGCAGCGACGTATACAAATACATTGACAGGCCGATGAACTCTGTCGAACCGATGCTGGTGTATGAGGTCTATGATTCGATTGAACGGTGGGAAAAACGCATTACAGTAAGCCGGGTAAAGGTCGGTACTGTCGATTTGGATAAGAAAGCAATTGCGATTTACGGATATGTTTCAGGGTCATCGGATGAAATTACGATATTGTTCAATCCGTGGGAAAAAGAAGAAATAAAACGCTTGATTGTACTTGCCGATGGTGATGGCATACTTTTGGGCGACAGATACAATAACATTTTTATATTGACAAAAAATGGCTGACTATGCTTTTAATGTAAAATCGGTTGGGAGCCTTACTGTGGCGACCACTCCGCAGGTAGATAACGGGGATGTTTTGATCATTGAGGGAGAAAATGCTTTCCGTGCGCCTGCATCTGTAATGAAAGGAAAACAGGGCGACCCTGGAAAATCCGCTTATCAGGTATGGCTTGAGATGGGAAACTTTGGCTCCGAAATCAACTTTTTCGACTCGTTCAAAGGGTATAACGGACTAAGCGCATACGAAGTTGCTTTGCAAAACGGTTTTATTGGAACGGAAACCGAATGGCTTGAATCTCTGCAAGGAAAAGGATTGGATTACACCACCATGACCCCGCAGGAGATTGCAAATATAACAGGAAAATCCGCATACGACGAAGCTGTTGATGATGGCTTTGTTGGAACAGTAACCGAATGGCTTGAATCGTTGAAAGGTGGAAAGGGTGATCCCGGCAAATCTTCCTATCAGGTGTGGCTTGACGAAGGAAACACCGGAAGTCCGCAAGATTATTTTGATTCGTTGAGAGGCGCTGTCGGCCCGCAGGGGAAACCACTCATAGTACTGCCGAATGGAAACTACGGGAACTGGAACGAAACACTGCAGGATTACGTAGACACCGGAATAAAAGCATCGGCTACGGTGGATATTGACAATGTTAACGTCACTTTTACGGAGGCGTCTTCACGCGAAAATATAACTTCCGGAGAAAGCGTCCCTACGCTGTTCGGAAAGATACGAAAATGGTTTTCGGACTTTGGGGCTTTGGCGTTTAAGTCGTTAGTTGCTGTTTCGGATATGGATTCAGGCGTTCAAACTTCGCTTAGTAAGGCCGATTCGGCTTTGCAGTCATTTACTGAAACCGACCCGACTGTGCCTTCGTGGGCTAAATCGCTTACTAAACCGACGTATACGCCGTCTGAAATAGGGGCGGCTACGGCGGCGCAGGGGACGAAGGCAGATAGCGCTTTGCAGGCTATTACGAAGGCTTTGGTTGAGGCGGTTTTGTCGGGAGACATAAGTACGCACACGCACGGCATTTATGCGCTTGCTTCGGCTTTGGCGGGGTATTCTCCTGCATCCCATACGCACAATTATCAGCCTTTAGAGGCAGGAAAAGGGCTTTCGACGAATGATTTTGATGCTACGGCGAAGGCAAAATCAGACTTTGAAGGGAGCGATGGGTCGCAATCAAGCCTTAATAACATGGCAATAACGAAACACATTACACATGTTTCGGCATCTTCAAATCAGTCGTTTTCGATTGCGTCGGTTGCATGTGTCGACAAGGATTTTGTTATTGCTTTTACGGCTACGGCGGCATTAACGATAGCGATGCCTTCTACAAACAGTGAATATAACAGTTATTTCATTGAAGCGAGTTATACACTTTCAGCAGGTGAGGAAATAGAGATAAATGTGTTCAAGTCGAGCGTGACAGGCAAATATCATTTAATGGTTAGAGAATAATAAATTATACGAACAATGGCAAAATATACTTATTTACATAAGACGGTTCGAGGCTTGTTTGAGATTGATGAGAAACTCGGAGAAGAAAAACTGAAAGGGACGACGTATCAGGATTATTTGAACGGGCTTTGGATTCCTTTAAAGAAGAAACAGAATGAGTTTGTCAGGGCGAACCCTGCGGCTTCGGTTAAGGAGTGGATTGAGATGGAGCTTGCGCCTGCGTCTCCTGCGCCTTCTTTGGAAGAATTGAAAGAGCAGGCGGTAAGTCAGGTGAAACAGGCTGCAGTCAGTAAAATGACTGAGCTGTTTCCGGTTGACGAGGTTGTGGCGAATGCTTATTTTAAGGATGAATCGGAATCAGTGGCTTACTTTCTTTCTTATTCGGAGGCGAGGGATGCGATTAATTCTTATTTGGAGGTGGCTTTGAAGGACATTGTGTACGCTGATGACAATGTGGACATTACATTTGCCTTGGATGTTTTTAACGCTTTAATTAATGGGCTATGATGACATTGTTTGACAGGCTGAATGGTGTTCGTATAAGGACACATGCAATAAAGGCTGCTATTGGTGAGACGTCGGCACATATATCGGATGAGACGGCTACATTGTTGCCTGAATCGCTGTTTGCAGCATGGCAGCCTGATAAATTATATGATATAGTTGGGGAGGTAGTTGTTTATGAAGGCGTGAGGTACCGGATTGCTCAGGCGCATACGTCGCAGGCCAACTGGTTGCCTTCCGATGTTCCG